GCCTGTCATCCCCACAATCAAACGTATGGGTAGACCAAGAAAGGTAGCCGTAAATGTCTGAGGAATTTGGAGCAAGAGACTTTGGAAAGCTAGAGGCTCAAGTAGAGGCTCTACAAAAAGAAGTCCATACATTAAGCCAAGATGTCAAAGCCTTACTTGAACTTGCCAATAAAGGCAAAGGTGGGTTTTGGATGGGAATGACCATTGCTTCATTTATGGGCGGTGTGATTACCTTTGTTGCTGATCGACTCTGGAAATAAGGAGAACGCTATGCCTATGGTTGGAAAAAAGAAGTTTCCCTATTCTGAGAAAGGCGAGAAAGAAGCCAAAGAATATGGAAAAAAGAAGGGTATTCCTGTAACTGTTATGGTGGCAGTTGGTAAGCCAAAGGGGTTGCCTATGCGTGGCGGTCGTACTGCCACCAACATGATGAAAAAGTCAGGTCGTGGCAAATGAAAAAAACCAAAGCACAAGCCAAAATTAGCAAAGTAATGCGTGAGTACAAAGCAGGTGAATTGCACTCTGGCAAGGATGGCAAAGTGGTGAAAAACCCCAAACAGGCGGTTGCGATTGCTTTGAGTGAAGCTGGTAAGGCAAAGAAAAAGAAATGAAGACCAAATCCAAGGTCAACCAAGCTGGTGTTTATACCAAGCCTACCATGCGTAAGGCTTTGTTTGAGAAGATTAAAGCTGGTTCTAAAGGTGGTGATGCTGGCGAGTGGTCTGCAAGGAAAGCGCAGTTGTTGGCAAGCGAATACAAAAAAGCTGGCGGTGGTTACAAAACATGAAAAATCCTCAGCAATCTCTCAAGGATTGGACAACCCAAAAATGGCGCACCAAGTCAGGTAAGCCATCCAAAGAAACTGGCGAGCGTTATTTGCCAGAAGCGGCTATCAAGTCTTTGAGTCCTGCTGAGTATGCCGCAACCACAAGGGCAAAAAGAAAGGGTACAGCGGCTGGTAAACAGTTCGTCAAACAACCCAAGACTATTGCCAAAAAGACTGCAAGTTACAGATGAGGTAAAGATGAAATCACCTACTTGGCAAACAAAAGCTGGACAAAATCCGAAGGGTTAATAATGGCTAAATCACCTGCTTGGGCAAATATTGAAAAAACTGAAAAATATTGCACAAATTGTGGTGTAACAAAATCTTTGTTAGCTTTTGCCACTTCTGGTAAAAAAGTTGATGGAACGCCAAAATATAACTCTTGGTGTAAAAAATGTATATCTATAAGACAAGCCTCTTACCATAAAAAAACATGGGGCGAAGATAAACTTAAATATGTTGCATTCAAAAGAACAAAATCAGTGCGATCATTTTTGCAATATTTAAGAAGCAAAGCCGTTCAGCGCAAAAGGGGATTGGAAGTTATTTCAATTGATGCTCTTGAATTACTTTGGGCTACTCAAAATGGCAAATGTGCTTTAACAGGTTGGGAAATGACAATCGAATTGGCTAATGGGGTTGTCCCAACAAATTGTAGTATAGATAGGATAAATTCTTCAATTGGATATATTGTTGGCAATGTTCAGTTGGTTTGTAGAGCGGCAAATGTTGCAAAACATAATCTTTCAGATATAGATTTTGTAAAACTTTGTCAAGCAGTTATGGAGAAAAATAATGTTAAAAACACCAGCATGGACTAGAAATGAAGGAAAATCCAAGTCAGGCGGCTTGAATGCCAAGGGCAGAGCTTCCTACAACGCTGAAACTGGTGGGAACTTGAAAGCACCAGTGAAATCAGGCGATAATCCACGCAGAGCATCATTCTTGGCTCGGATGGGCAATATGCCCGGTGCTGAGTACAAAAATGGTGAACCGACTCGATTGCTTCTTTCGTTGAAGGCATGGGGTGCATCCTCAAAAGCTGACGCAAAGGCAAAAGCTAGAGCAATTTCCGAAAGGAATAAGGCAAAAGCAAAATGAGAGCAATTTCAGTTGGTGCAAACCTCACAGCAAACACACTTACAACTTTGTATACAGTGCCTACTGGGTACTATGCAAAGGTCGTGTTGCTACGAGCCGCTAACGCTACTTCTTCTAATAAGCACATTACCTTTGATTGGGTTGATTCCTCTGCGTCCGCAACATATTCTCTTGTCTATCAAACAGCCGTTACTTCCAAGACAACCCAAGATTGGGGGGGCGTTTCTTATTTTGTGATGGAAGAAGGCGATACTTTAAAAGCGACATCTGAATCCGCTTCTACGTTTGCAGTTGCAATCACAGTTGAACAAATAGGATTGACAAGACAATGACCTACTTAGAACTCATCAACGATGTATTGATTCGGTTGCGTGAAACAACTGTATCTACGAATGCCGAAACATCTTACTCAACTTTGATTGGCAAGTTTGTCAATGATGCCAAGCGTCAAGTTGAAGATGCTTTTGGTTGGAATGTCTTAGGTCAAACCATTACAGTCACCACAGCATCTAGTACTGCTTCTTACTCTCTTACAGGGGCTGGGCAGAAGTTCCAAGTGCAAGATGTTATCAACACAACAAGCAACATAAGTCTGATGAATATCAACTTTGTGGACATGAATCGCAAACAAAACTTTACCCCATTGGTTAACTCAATTCCAACAGAGTTTGCATTTGATGGTGTGGATGGTTCTTACGATACTAAAGTTACCCTCTATCCAATACCTAATGGCGTATACACAATCAAGTTTTCCTTAATAATCCCACAGGACACTTTGTCTTCTGATGCAACTGTGGTAAAAGTGCCTGATGTTTTGGTTGCTCAAAATGCTTATGCTCGTGCATTGGTTGAGCGTGGTGAAGATGGTGGCTTGTCTTCCTCTGAAGCATATCTGTTGTACAAGTCAATGTTGTCTGATTACATTGCTTTGGAAGGCACTCGCTATCCTGAGAATCAGGAGTTTGTTGCGATATGAGCCAACAAATTCAAGCCTACAGCATATCAGCACCGGGGTTCTACGGTCTGAACACTCAAGACTCGCCTCTTGATTTGAACGCTGGATTTGCCTTGGTTGCGACAAACTGCATCATTGATCAGTATGGTCGAATTGGTTCACGCCAAGGTTGGTCAAGGGTCAATGCTTCTTCAGGAGACCTTGGTGCAAATGATGTCAAGGTCATCCATGAGTTAGTGCAAGAAGATGGCACATTGACTGTTCTTTTTGCTGGCAACAACAAGATATTCAAGTTAAGTTCTATAAATGTTGTCACTGAACTTACCTACGGGGGTGGGGGTACTGCACCAACCATTACCGCAAGCAATTGGCAATGTGCCTCTTTAAATCAGATTACTTATTTCTTTCAGTCGGGGTATAACGCACTGATTTATGACCCTGCGGTATCGACTACGACATACTGTAGGGTGTCTGAGAAAACAGGGTATGTGGCTACTGTTCCTGATGCAGACATTGTGATTTCAGCATTTGGTAGGTTGTGGGCGGCAAACACTAATTCCGACAACTCAACGGTTTTTTTTAGTGACTTGGTTGCTGGTCATGTTTGGTCAACAGGTACTGCCGGTTCTTTGGATGTGTCAAGGGTATGGGTAAATGGTTCAGATCAGATTACTGGTTTGGCGGCACACAATGGTTTTTTGTTCATCTTTGGAAAGCGTCAAATCTTGGTTTATGCCAATGCCACTACTCCTGCAACCATGCAGTTGAGCGACACTGTAGAGGGTATTGGTTGCATTGCCAGAGACAGTATTCAAACCACCAGCACTGATGTTTTGTTTTTGTCAAACTCTGGTGTCAGATCGTTGATGAGAACGATTCAAGAGAAGTCTGCGCCAGAGCGTGACTTGTCTAAGAACATTCGCAATGATTTGATGGGTACAGTAGCTAGTGAGACATTGGCAAACATTAAGTCTGTTTATAGTGAGAAACAAGCGTTTTATTTGTTGGTGACTCCAAGCATTGACACTACTTGGGTGTTTGACACCAAGGCTTATTTGCCTGATGGTGCGGCTAGGGTAACGATCTGGGATTCAATCACGCCCACTGCCTTGTTGTCTAAGCGTGACGGTAGTTTGTTATTGGGTCAGAATGGTTATGTGGCTCTGTACAACACTTACCAAGACCATACCGATTCATATCGGATGCTCTATTACACGAATCATACTGATCTTGGAAATCAGAACATCACTTCTATCTTGAAGAGGTTGTCAACAGTTGTGATTGGTGGCACAAACCAAACAGTAACATTCAAGTGGGGGTTTGATTTCAAAACCAATTACTTGTCAGACAATGCAACCATTCCAGAGCAAGATGTGTATTACTACGGTATTGCCGAGTATGGGGCAAATGCAACTACGATTGCTTATTACTCTGATGGTGTTGCCATTCAAACTTTGACTGTTTCGGCATCAGGTGCTGGCAAGATCGTGCAAACAGGCTATGAGACTGATATTGATGGAACTGCATTGTCAATTCAAAAGATTGAGATTCTTGCCAAGCAAGGCAAACTGAGTTAAAGGAGATTACTGTGTCAGATTACACCAAGAGTACAAATTTTGCCACAAAGGACAATCTGGCTTCTGGCAATGCTTTGAAGATTGTCAAAGGTACAGAGATTGATACTGAATTCAACAACATTGCTACTGCTGTTGCAACTAAGGCAGACTTGGCAAGTCCTACTTTCACTGGTACTCCAACGCTACCATCAGGAACTATTGCAACAACTCAATCAACAAGTGACAGCAGTACAAAGGTTGCGACTACTGCATTTGTTCAAGCAGTTGCACAGGTTTTATTCCCCGTTGGTGCTATTTATTCGGCAACTGTTTCAACCAATCCGGGTACTTTGCTTGGATTTGGCACGTGGACTGCGTTTGGTGCTGGTCGAGTAATGATCGGTGCGGGTACAGGTGGCGGTGGAACATACACCGCAGGCGCAACAGGCGGCAGCAAAGATGCGATTGTCGTCAGCCACACCCACACGGCTACATCAACCGTCACCGACCCCGGTCACTTGCATTATTACGGGAATACTGGTTCTGGTATTGGTAATGCTGGCGGCGGTCAAGCATCCGTAATTACTGCCGCAAAAACAGTTCCAACAACATCTGCAACAACCGGCATCACGGTAGCAACCACAAACAGCACAGAAGGTTCAAGCGCAACAGACGCAAACCTGCAACCATACGTTGTTGTGTACATGTGGCAAAGAACAGCATGAAAAATCCTGAAATCTTGCATCACTTCTCTGATGGTTTGTATGCCAAGCAGTCAAACTTTCCTGCTGGCATGGCTATCTTGAAGCATACGCATGACTTTAGCCATTTGTCGATTTTGGCTCAAGGTAAGGTTGCTGTGTTGCGTGGAAATGAGATTGATATTGTTGAAGCTCCAGCTTGTATTGAAATTAAAGCAGGATTGACTCATGGGGTCAAAGCAATAACGGATTGTGTTTGGTTTTGTGTTCATGCCACTGACGAGAAGGATGCGTCTAAAGTGGATGATATTTTGATTAAGGGAGAATAATTATGCCTATAGCCGCCGCCGCAATTATGGGAGGTGCATCACTGCTTGGTGGTGCAATGCAAGCAAAAGCCGGTAGAGAAGCGGCTGAAACCTCTGCGAGATCACAACTTGAGGCGGCAAGATTAGCGGCTGAAGCGGCTAAGTTTCGCCCTGTTGGTGTAACCACTCGTTACGGCACTTCTCAGTTTCAGTTTGACCCTAGTGGTTATTTAACAGGTGCTGGTTACACAGTTTCCCCTGAGTTAAGAGCGTACCAAGATCGTCTTCAGGCATTGACTGAGCGTGGTTTGACACAGGCTGAGATGGCGGGTCAGCAGTATGAACCACTAAGCACTGCGGCAACGGGTTTGTTTGGTTTGGGTCAAAGGTATCTGCAACAGACTCCTGAACAAATTGCTCAGAGTTATATGGCACGACAGCAAG